AATAAATACCTAAGAATTTAACCCATAGGTCCATTGGTATTTGGATATCGGACATTAATTTAATTTTTTTATTATAGGGGCAATTAAATGCTATTTCTGATTCATTTAAACCTTTAATAGTAAATATTTTTGAATCATCACCTACCCAATTACCAGTCTTAGGTATATACATCTTAGATATACCTGGTAATTTATTTTCATGAATATCCATGGCAGTTATAAACCTACCCTTATTATACCTATCTATTACCCAAAATTTATGATTAGGGGTAACCTGCAAATCAATGGACCTACCAACTAAAGAGACCATTTTACCCTTATACGGTTTAATTATTTTTTTTGAGATTTCTTTAACTTCTATCTCATTAGTCTCTGGATTTAATGTAAAAATCATTTCATTATCTGAGATATCCTTAATCAATTTCCACCCATGCAGTGTAAGTACCTCTGCACTTTCTCGATGACACTCAGGGTGGTCTAGTTCACCTATGGCTCTTCTTTGTTGGATAAGCTCTTGGTATCTATTATTCTCCCTTTCTAAAATATGTTTTGGATATATTCTACCATTACGATTTTTTACAGTATGTTTTTGAAGAACAACATAAACTATGTAAGGCTCGTTAACGGACATTTGCCCTTGACCTAATTTTTTAACTTCACTAATAAAAGGTTTGTTCCTTGAATCCTGTGGAGATATGTAACCAGCATCCGATTCTATTAAAAACCCGAATCCAGAATTACCTGGTTTAATTATCTTTATATCTGACATAGTTATTTTCTTTTTATACTAATAAATATATCATACTAATAAAAAAACCCCGATAAGTCGGGGTTTAGTTTAAAATACTTTTATTTTCTTTTATAATATTTAAAATATTTTTCTCTTTTAAATATATTTTCTAATAAATTATCAATCAATTCATCTAAGCTATCCTGTATAACCTTTTCTTGAATCTTAAAGCTATGTAATTGGAATAATGTTATTTCACAGGACATATAACTTCTTTTACCAAAACTAATCCCAGATTCTCTCATATTGAAATCAATTATATTCTTATTGACTTGGAATAGTTTGGGGTCTATTTTATTATAGAGTTCCGTTTTAATTCTTTTACTTATTTCTTTAATAATATCCTTATAAGGGATATTTTCATCTTCTAATAATGGTTCGGCCCATGCCGATATGTTTATGTATAATGATTTAGGTTTCTTATTATCTACCGTACCAGAAACTATATTAAAATTAGTATATTCGTTAATTATTAGTTGCTTACCCTTTTTGCTTATCATGTAATTAAAATTTACACTAATATAAGTCTATAATGTCTAAAAGTCAATACCCAGTTATCTATTTATTAAAGCAACAAAAATACCGAAGGCTATCTGCACAACGGCCCAAACAGTCGTAGCCACAGTCTTAAACGTGTTCAATGCGGTAACATCGGCCTTTATCTCCTTAAGTGTGTTAGGTGTTGCCACATCATCCATATACCTCTTCCACTTTTGGATTATATCCATATCCCTTTCAAAAGATTCCACCTTATTAAGTTTAAAATTTATCTCCATTAGGCTTTCTTTAATCTTAGTATCGTTATCGTTTAAACGTTCGAGTTCAGCTAAAACTAATTTAGAATATTCATTCCACCCATCCATACCTTCTTTTCCTTCTTTTCTATCCATAACTATTTATATATTCATAATACATACGTGCGAGCCTATCATTCTTAACGGCTCAATATTATCTCCCTAGTTAAAAAATTTATTTTAAATCCTCATTTAACTCTAAAATTTTTGAGATATCACTAATAAAGGTGGTATCGTTAAATTTTCTATCCAGTAAATTTTCCTTTGCCAATAATAGGCTTTCTTTTACTGACGAATCGGATTCTTTTAATTTTTCGTTTATCTGGGTTAAACAACCCTTAACCGATTCATTAAAAAACGTTGACCTATTCTCAACACTTGAATCCATAATTAGGTTAATAACTTTTCTTTCGGTCTCGTTTAATGAAATATATTTTTCATTGAATTTCTCTACCGCAATATTCGATATTAAACTAGTTGGCACCCCAAGGTCCTCATTAATAACCTTAACCTGATTATTGTTAATATATTCAGCAACCTTCAATGTCGCCTCGACAATTTCACCAACGGAACTGGCCGTTTTTTTAGTTAAAATTAATATAGAAATATTTTCATGTAATTCCTTAACCTTATCGTTAGTATATACACTACCTTCTTTTAATGATGTTGGTATCTTTGATTCTAAAAGTTTATTAGCATCCAATATCTCCTGTTTGGTATATTTACCCATCAAAGAAATATTCTCCCTAATATATTCAATAGCTTTAGTTTCGTTAACCTCGACCATATCCTCAATATTTTTATATATTAAAAATTGTGTTCTAAGTACTTTATTTTCCTTTATCTGTTTAAGATAATTCTTAAAAAGTAACTTACTATTAAGACGTTTACTACCAATACTTTCAGAAAGTATTGTGTTGTATGAATCTTTTATTAGTCCGAAATTTTTCATATTTTGTTATTTATTAATAAATAGTTTTCTAATGACAAAAAGTCTTATTCATCTAACATTTTGTCAATATCGTTTATCATGCTATTTATATTCTCATTAATTTTTAAATTCTTATCCTGGAACTTGACCCTTTCGTTTACAATTTCCTTTTCAGTCGGGATTATGGAATTTATCAACTTATCGGAGTAAATGTTTTTATATTTTTTTTTCCTAGCGGATAATTTATTCTTTTGCTCGATAATTAGGTTGTCCATTCTTTTAAATGTTTCTTCCGTAGCATCTGGTTCAACCCCTAACTCACCATCTCCATCATCACCACCTTCTCCGAAGTCAAGACCGTCATCACCACCTTCGGCACCACCTTCATCTTCATCGAAATCTAGACCATCATCACCTTCGTCACCACCTTCACCGAAATCTAGGCCGCCCATACCGCCACCACCGAATCCGCCTCCACCAGCATCACCGCCACCTTCACCATCTTCACCATCTTCGGATTGACCACCTTTCTTGGCAGCTTCTATATCTCCATAAACTCTATCAACTTGGTCGAACATACCCGTATGCTTAATAACATTTGAAGTATTCTCCATTTCAGCCGCAGCTGCCTTCTCTAATCTTTGTTCAAGTAAATCCTGTTTAATTTCATCATCGGACCAACCCATAATTTCCCTCTTACCTCTAGTCATGGACATAACACTAAAACCATTACCAGCATCGGAAACCGCATCTTTAAATAATGCGACCTTAGCGGACATGTGCTCAACCTTAAGCATTTCTGCTTGCGTTGATGGGTTATTCAATGTAAGGGTAAAGTTATCCAACTCATCTTCAAGCCCTAATAAAAATAAGTGCAAAATAGCAACCTTATTTAATTCTTGAATCATTGATTGTTGTATTCTGTTTACGGTCCTTGTAAATCTAATATCCTGTAAGGCCAAGTTTTTACCTTCACCAGTTGGTTCATCAAAACCTAAAAATGATTTAGGAACCCTAAGTGCCGTAAATAACTTTCTTTGTAAGTATTCAATATCCGCAATCTGGTCCAAATTAGAATTTTTAATATAGACCCCTGATTCACAAGCAAATGTGTGATAATTATGATATTTTTCGTCACCATCTACAGTAATAGTTCCAGTATTTATCCTATTTTTTAATCTCTCAATATTAACTATTTTATGGTTATAATTAACTTCGATATTAGATAATTTATTTTCTTTTTCTATATAATATCTCCAAGCTCTAACATTTTTATACCCTAATTCTTCTGCGGTAACTTTACACCATTCTCTATAATTTTTAAAACCACGTTTTTTTAGCATTTTATCTAAATGATTTCTAGTAAATTCGTTTAGGTTGGCCATTGAACTTCTAATATCTTTGTTTGTGGATTTAAATTCATTTATAAAATCAATTGAATTATTAAGTTCAATTAATGTTAAATCGGCTTTACCATTTAGTTTAAACATTCCCAAAAACATATTATAAAGTTCATCAGTAAATGTTATTGTTTGTTTTTTACTAAATACTTTATCTCTATATTCTTTTGACCTCCAATTATTCTTAGCAATTATTGAAAATGATTCTTTAAAATCATCAGTTGATTTAGTAATACTAATTACATTACCCCTTAATTTAATTAAGTCAGATTTATTTGGGTTATTATTAAATGTTTCATTTGATTTATTTCTAGAATTAATAGAATTAATTCTAGATTGTTTTCCTCTAATTTCACGTTCACTATCGGTTTGGTTATTAATAAATTTATTAATACCTTTCCTAATTTTTTTAATATTTTCTTCTGGGTTTGCCCATATAGTTTTCATTATTACTGATTGGTGATATTTCATATGGTCACCGCCATTCATAAAAACTAAATTATTGGGGTTATTATTAAATCTATCATGGTCTTTGTGATGTCTAATATTTTTTATCTTATTAGTATATTTTTTATCAAAAATAAATTCTTTAATTACATCATTTTCAGTTGTAAAATAATCCGTAACCATTCTATGTGTAAAAATCCATTCTTTTTTAGCTGAATCCCAAACACGCTCATACTCATTAGTGTTTGCTTTAATCTTTTTAGTGTCTCTATAAAACGGCATCAACGAATCACCCTCAACCAAATCCTGTGCTTCAATGAAACCTTTTGTTCTATGAACCCATTTATGGTCTGGAGTGGTTGTAATCGACTCACCATTATCTAAGGTGATTTTTAACACTTCAGCATCTTGTCTAGTTTCTCCAGCCCATGTAATCATTCCTGGGGCTACAGCACCCGTTTTAGGGTCACAAGAATACACCCATAAATTCCTATTACCACCATCCCATTCTGATATAATTTCATTAAGTTCTAATGTTCTACCATCTAAAAGTGGTATCTTAGTATCCAGTGCCACACAAGCACCAGCCAAAGTGTCTATTGGGTTTGGTGCATCTTCAGACCTAACTGGAATAAAGAAATCCTGGTCATTTGCCATTTGATTGTATTTCAAATCTATTTGACCAGTTTGAGCATCCATAATTGGTGTTCTCTTAAATCTATTCGCTATTTCATCAACGTATGCTGGAACATCTTCATCATCGATGTTACCAACGTAAATTTTATATACTCTTCTTTCTGGTGCTCTTGTAATACGATATATAAGCATCGCATCCTCTGATAATAATAATTGTTTCCAAATACGTCTACCTTTTTCCAAAACGCTCGTGCCGTAAGGTAATCTTCTATCGTCACCTAATAATCTAAAGTGGGCAATTTGCCAAGAATTAAATTCAACATCCTTACCCCTCCAATAAAATTTAACCTTATTTTCATCCGTATCGTCACCACCACTTGGAGACCTACCAACTAATAATCTATTATATAAATCACCTTCACGTCTTTCTATCTCAAAGTTAGGTAATTGTCTAACTCCCATAACACCAGCCTTATCATCTATATTCAAGAATACAAAGTTATCACCATACTTACAATTCATTAAAAATACACCAGAACTTCTTGATGTTGAACCAGTTACATCTTTACCGCACACAGGGAAGTTATGTCTATCATCTTCCCCATTGGGTCCAACGGCTTCTAAACAATATACATCTGATGTTTCATCTAATTTAATGACCGAAACAACCTTATGGTTTAATAATGATTTTTCTTTAGTTTTACCCAAATAAATTGATTTAGCTTTAGCATAAGATTTGTCTAAGACTAAACTTGGTTTAATTGATATCACATAATCAAAATAATTTTTACCTGTTTTTCTAAAAATAACTTTCTTTAGTGTTGTGGTATTAATTGATTTTTGAATATCTTTTCTTAGTGTGTATTTTATTTTAAAAAGTTTTATAAAATCTTTATCATTTTTAAGTAAATCGGCTAATTTGTTTACGCCAACATAAGTTTCACTTGAAATTATTAAATTAGTAATATATTTCAAGCACTCATCAGTGATTTCGATTGTCATTTCTTTTTTGGTTTTCTTAATAAATTCATTAGAACCCCAATTCTCTAACATTTTTTCTGAACGTATTTCATTGTGTTCTGTATGTAAATCACTTGAATTGTATTCTTGAAAATATGTAGGGTAGACACCTTTCATTTCTTCTGATAAACGTTTTTTTCTAGCATCCGACCTAAGATACTTATCTATTCCAGACATTCTTTTTTCAACCACATCTACCCTTTTTAAAACCTTAGTACCAATCTCACTCATTTTATTGTGCAATTTAGTGTGGTCAGAACTTTTCATTCTCAATAAATTAGATGGGTTATTATTTAATTTATTAAAATCTACGTGGTGTGATACAAAAATAGATTTTTCTTTTTTCTCGCTAGATAAATCCCTACCATCTTCTCTAACGACAACTCTATGAGTAAACTCAAATTTATTAGAATTGGGGTTGAACACTTTTTCATAACCATTAGAATCACTATTTTTAATTTTTTCTTTTTTAGAATAAAAAGGCATTAGTGATTGTCCAACAGTTAAACTATCAGCCCTCTTAAAAGAACCATCTCTAAGCATATATTCGTGGTCAGGTGTTGTATCAACATGTGTTCCATCATCTAATGTAACCCTATATAATTCACTATCTTTTCTAGTAAGGTCACACCATATAATTTTACTTGGGACAATCGATTTTGTATCATCTTGAATAGCATAAGACCAAATATCTTCACCATTTTTAATTCTATTAGATAATTCTTTAATGGTCACTTCAGTTCCATCTAACAGTGGTATAATACTATTTTCTCTAATGGGTGTGTTTCTTGTCCACATTGGTAATGATGTGTGAATATCCAATCTATTGAAAAATAAATCCTCTAATATTGTCTTTACCCTTTTTGAATCCGAATAAACGTTCAACATTCTACCCTTGTCATTAGTAGTGGTACAATTATGAGAAATTACCATACCGCTATTACATTTGACCCCAAATGAATTATCAGCCGATGCATTAACTAAATCATATACCGACTCGACCCCAACATGTTCAACACTAATAACTCTATGCTCACCTCCTCTATTTAAAAATTCTTTTTTTCCTTTATCATCAAGTAAATTTAATTTATCATTTAATCCTTTATGTAATTTTTCTATACGCAATTTTTTATTAACTGTGTCTAATTTATCCCATGTTTTTTTAGCTGTTTTGCTAAAAATATTTGACATTTTAACTCTAAAATCATCATTTGACCATTTTTCTTTATTTAAATCAGTGTGTAATTTTTGGTGGTCATCCCAAAACATATATTCTAATTCATTAGGGTTATTATTTAACTTATTAAATGATTTGTGGTGTACCACAATTTTTTGGTCATTAGATTTTTCATCCAATAACATTCTTTTTTTATCTTCAATATTTTCACTTTCAGCGACAATAATATGTGTTAATTTAGTGTCGCCCTTAAAATTAGTTAAACTAACCTTTTCATAACCCTTATAATCCAATTTTCTAGATATAGTTTTTAATGAGTCACCATATTTTAAACTTTTAGTTTCAACCCACAAACCATCGTTTGATAACCATTTATGGTTATCGGTGGATAATAACTCAGTGCCATCATCTAGTATGATTTTAAAAATATCTTTTTCACCCTTTAAAACAACCCTATCAATTTTAGATGGTTTAATTTTATTACTTTTAATATCCACACCATAGGTCCAAAAATTAGTTACACCTTTATCATGTAATTCTTTTACCGTGTATTCAGTACCATCTAATAAAGGTATAACTGATGATGCCGCCAAGCATTCTTCCATCATAATATCAAGTGCTGCGGATATTTCTGGATAAAACTCCATAGCCTCGAAGTCGGTATAAGACCCGATACGAGTAGTTTCGTAATGTATCGATTGTTGAAAAAGCTCACCATCGACCTTTCGCCACATACCACCAAGGTATTTATTTTGTTGTGCCTGTAGTTTAGCCCTATCGTATGCTTCTTTATCCTTAGTTTTTATCAATGCGTCATTACCAATAGAATACCTATTCGTGGTATCCTTTGGTACATTTATCCCATCTGGTCCAAAAACGTTGTTTAGTCTTTGAAATACTGTTAATTTCTTTCCAGCCATAATTTTACTTTAATTTTATTCAATATACTCAATTAATAATATAATTAAATAGTTATTCCACATAATCACACTGTACATATGCCTGTCTCTCAACACCACTACCCGTTACTACCGTAACGAATGAATATGTTGAGATAAAATCATTACCCTGTGAACCTAAAGGTGTTGTACAAAAAAATACGCCCTTAGGTTCATTCTTTTTAACTTTTTGATTATCGAACGGGGTCCATTTGTATAACTCCCCACCTTTTTCACCACCACTTTTTCTTACGAATACTTTTCTACCTTCTAAACTCATATCTAATTTATTTTTTATCTTGTTCCACTAAATAACCATAAATACTCACCCTTAGGGTCTTGCATATTTCTAGCGGTTACATCATTGAATCTAGGTTTACCCGTAGAAGCTTTATTTTTGCCAGATTTGGGTACAAACCCATTATCATAGGCATTAACTGGTTTAGCCGCACCACCACCAACGGACCAACTAGAAAGGATAGCCTTACTTTGTGTCTTTAGTTTTTTTAATTTTTTAAACGAATGTTCCAATACCCATAATGGCATACCCAATCCCATAAGTAAATCATCGTGGTATCCGTCCTGATGGTCTGGTCTACCATTCTTATATATAAACGTTTTCATTTCCGAGGTCGTTCTTCTAGATTTAATTTTAACACCATTACTCCTAATCATAAATTCTAGGTGTGCAATCATAGGTAATCTAACCCCATTGGCGTTGAATCCTGGCATCTTTTCATTCTTTGCGTGGTATTCAAGCTCGTGTTTCTTACTATTAAGAATTTTACCCCTAGGTTCATCATAATGTAAGTATTTATATTTTAATTCAATCAACTTTAACACCGTTGAAACACCCATACCGCCAGTTATATCTATAACGCTGTAAGCTTCGTACATGTTTCCATATTCGTATATGATTTCCCCTAAAACATCGGGTGGAACTTTACCCTGATATTCAAATACCTGTTCCATGGTGGTAAAATCAAGAATCCATATTGTAGATGAATCCTCACCATCACCCCTACTAACATCCGAACCTAAAATATATTCATGACCAGCCACGGGCTTGGCCCACATCCAAAATTCGGATTCGATACCAGTGGTCCATTTCGGGTCCTCAACATTATTATCCTCATGGTACGCAATATCCTCATCCGCAATTACGTTACCGCCAGACCCTAAGAACGAGACATCAAGCTCCTGAGCTATTTTTCTTGCGTTATTATTAAGGGTCATACACATACTCTCATACCAAGTAGAAGTAGCTTTATAACCTTTCTTCAACATTAAATGGTATTTATCGACATTAAATTCTATTTCCTCAAGTTCTTCAGAAATATTACCATCCTTATCTTTTTTAATCCACCTTAAATCCTTATTATATCTTGGGTCTTCAAACCACCTCATTTCAATTATATTATAATTGTTCTTACCAGTTTTTGATTGTTCATAGGTTTTATAATATAACGGGTCCATACCATTGGGTGTTGATATTAACATAACCTTACCACCCGTGGCACATGATGACATTGCAGCGGTATAAACAGCTGCACCGTTATCGATAAATGCCGCCTCATCAAATACTAAATAAGTTGGTGTATAACCCCTAAGCGCATCCTCGGATGTTGCAACCGCAATAATCTGGGTTCCGTTAGGTAATTCAAGTTCTATTTTTGAGTTGGATAAAAATATATCCTTTTTCTCTTTTTCTGGTGTTCCATAATATTCTGGACCCCATACCCATCTTGGAAGTTGTAATAAATAATCCTTTATACCCCTAACAAATTTTTGCGCTAATTTCATCTTGTTAGCGATAATTAATATTGTTTCTGGGGAATCTGGGTCACAAAATCCAGCTTTGATTGACATATAAGCTTGTGTGGTGGTAGAAATACCAGCTTGTCTTGGTTTGGTTACTAAATTAAACCTATGTTTCTCGTAAGCACGAATAATTTCCTTTTGCCTAGGGAATAACTTAAAGGGTACAAAACCACCTTGAGTTAAATCCTTAGTTTCTAGATAAGTCCCAATCGCATATTCTGGATTGCGAATACATTTAACGTATTCTTGAAGAATTTCACTACTAGTTAACATATTATTATTTATTAATAAATATGTCAATACTTATAAAAACAACAAAAGCCGCATATAGTGGCCTTTGTTTAATATCATTAATATTTACTGGGTTATAATAAATCGTCAATATTAAAATGACTATCACCCATTGATTCATTGAAATCATCTTCTTTCATTTCATCCTTTACATCTTTAAGGATTTCAATTATAATTTCTTTACCTCTTTTTGTTTTAGCTAAAATTTCTTTCATAGTAGCATTAAATTGAAAGGGTTTCATGCTTGCAATTTCAGTATATACATGATGTTTTAAATGAAAATCATCATCTGGTATCGCATCACAAAATCTTCCCCACATAGCTGGACCCAATCTCATATCCCAAGGTTCAGCGGCCAAGAAATCGGCCTTACCTACAACATACTCCGCAATATTCTTTTCAGTTGGTAATCCATGAGCCGATAACACTTCCATAACACCTTTGACCAATTCATGTATTAAAACTGGGAATACCATAGCCTTAGCTTTTATAATCGGTCTATTATCCTCATCACTTTTAAAATCAGCTTCACACACACCGCCAGATACGCCATTATCCATATCAGGTATTATAAAATACATATAATCGGCTGCCGACATCATTTTTTTATAATTTTGCGGCAACCTAGGGTTCATATTGGTTAATTCCTCATGGACCATGTGGAACATGTGATTAACTTTTTTAGCTGCACCTTGGGTCATTGCGTTTAATACTCTTCTTTTTTTAACACCAGCGTTGGCCTCTTCAATTTCTTCATGACTATTAAATTCCTCATCCACTAATTGTGGTGATTCTTCCTTACTTGTACCATCCAAACTAATATCTTGCGTTAATTTAGCCTCAAAAACGATTGCATCATCTGGGATGTCGAATTCTTCCTTAACCATTTTAACGGCCAATTCCTCTAATTCTTTTAAATGTGGCTGTTCCAAGTCCATAGCATTGAACACTAAACCCATTTGCTCCCTCATTATCATACTGTTATCTATATTATCAACATCAAAAGCCTCACGACACCTAGTAACGACTTCTTTAAATCGTTCACGTATAAGTTTCATTTCATAAGAAATAACATCCCCTTCTGGAAATACCCCACACTCAGCTAATGAATGAGAACCATTTCTTAAATCCTCTTCTAACTTAGGGTGCATTCTTTCAGTAATATTATCCTCGTATAATAAATTTTCGAATAATAGCTTAGTCTCCTTGCTTTCATTCAAAGCACCTTGTACTAATTTTTTATATTTACTCATTATTTTAAATCTTTTAATTTAATTGTTTTAATCACTTGCCTACCAACCTTATTCTCACGAACCCTAGACTCGAATGGTAAATCTTTTTCACCATAATTTATCTTTTTATTGGGGTCACCCATTTTAAGTGCGTTTCTATCGGCATCACTTACACTTGGCTCTGGTTTAACACCATACTCAATTCCCCTATCGGCAATACCACTCTCATCTTCTGAAACAGTCATGCCCTTAACAAAGTTCAACGCTGTTTCATCATCTGAATCCAATTCATCACTAACCGCATCAACAACATCCCTAGCCTGTTTAGCTACGGCCTGTGGATTTATTTTTTCCCTAATATGTTTCTTCTTAATCCTCATCACTTTTTATTTGTTTGTTTGTATTATATTCTAATATTAAATCATTTGCATATAATTTATCATGAACCACTTCTAATGTTTCACCGAACATAAAATGGGTTCTTGTGTCTGGGTATGTATCATAGTCTGAAATATCCTCCCAACCTAATGCAACTATACCGTCAACAGCATCCCAAAGTGCAAATGTATCACTATTTTGAATTAAAGTTATTTTAAAATCCGATGTCAATGTACCAACCCTACTAACTAATTCAGCGTGTGGGGGCGATGGTTGACCAGAAGCTGGATAAACGTCCCAATCGTCACCATCGATATTATCTATTGTACTTGAAAATAAAAATTCATATATATTATTTCCCGTCCAATTAGAACCTATTTCATTTATGTAGACCAAAAACATATTATTTACTTGCTTTAGGTTTTGGTGCTACTAATGGGTTTGGTTCCCAAATACGTTTTCTCCTTGGTGAAGGTGTTTCAACTGGGGTAATCGTTGGTTTTGTGGTTGGCTTAACCTCATTATCAACTACTTCCTTAATCTTATTTTTAATATAATCCATAATATTCATATTTTCCGTAAATATAGCATTTTTTTTTGAATTATACAAGTTACTTAACTCATTTAATTCAAAACTACCTGAATCATTGGATATTCCAGATTCTAATTTATAAAGAACCTTTAAAATTAAATCATCCATTTCTAAACTTTCACCAGGTTGATTGGTCATCATATTTATTGCCGTATCTATTACATCAGATTTTAAGGCCCATGCCGCCAACTTAGGTCTATCCAATATATATGACTTAACCTTATCTATTATTCCCTCTTCGTCTTGGTAATTATTAGATAATTTAGCTGAAAGTATTCCGATTACCTCAATTAGTTCGGTTACGGCTACCTGGTCAACACTTTCATCCAAACCTGGTTTAGGTATATATGCCCTTAGGTTTTTTTTACCAGTCTTAGCCTCATACTCTTTCTCAACCTCAATATCGTGTGAGGATTTAACATCCTGACCTAATTCGGAACCTTCACTAACTGGCACGCAATTAGGAACTTGTTTTCCACCCTTATCTTTCATTCCAATTTGCTCGTAACCCTTCCAACAAGGACCTTTAGCCTCATTTGTTAAATAGTTGCTTACTTCATCGGTATCATCTGTCGATGTTGATATATGGTCTTTGACCCAATCAGCATTTTTAAGTTTTTTCTGTATGGTGGCCCTATCCATCGATAACATTTTATCGGTATCG